GCAAATGTAACCAATGGCAAGAATGGGTCAACTGTTGTTTGTGTTTGTGTTTTTTCTAATGTGTTCATAGTTTTTAATTGTTAATTGTTGAGTACAAAAGTATAAAAATATATTAATATATCAATACTATTGATAAAAATAAATTGCAAATAATTGTTAATCAAGCTAATTAATTTTTAACTCAGCTAATTTATCTAAGATAGAATTGTTATCAAAATCATTGCTTCTAATCTTTTTTTCTACTATGGCCCTAAACTCTCTCAGCCAATTAATAGGATAACTAAATACCTTATAATCTAAACTCAATTTCTTTAGATTGTTAAAATTATCAAGGCCAATTTTTTTAATTAAATTTGGTGTGTACTCAGCAAGATTTCCATCGTTATATTGGTTGCAATTTACACACTCTGCTGAAACATTAAATGGGTGAAATATAACACCGCTAAATATTTCACATTTAAAATGGTGTCCTCCGTCTATTTTATTGTTATTAAAAGGCTTTTCACAGGCTATGCAAGTATTTATATTATTTGCTTTATCTCGTAGTACACACCACCTTTGAAATGGTTTTTTTGTCAAGATTAATTCTTGTTGGTAGGATCGTGTTTCCTTTTTTTGCTCACGTTTAAATTTAGGCCAATTAGCATTAGCTTTTTGCTGCCATTCAATTGCAGATTTGTTTTTTGCTTCTTTCTTTTCAATTATCTTCTTTGCCTTTTCTTTGGCCTCAGCTTGTTTTTTTTGGCCCTCTGGTGTATTGATGAGCCAAGTTATGTAATGCGATTGAGATACTTGTTTTTGCCCTAATTTGGTAGGAACAAACTCAGCACCGCAACCACAATTACATATCTTAATTTTTGCCATCAAACAAAGTTAAGCACTTACCGGCATACTTGCTAATCTCTCCTGCCAATATACTATCCCATTGATAAATGTTTCGGCCTCTAAACATTTGTTGCTGAGGAATGGCAACTTTTCGCCATCTTGAGTTGTGATTAAATATTGCCCCAATATTGTTTTGTAAATAACAAATCCCTTGTAACCAAATCTAACTTTTCCACCCTCCCAATTATGTTCAAAGGCAACTTGCAAGGCATCTATCAAGGCTTTGTTCTCAGGCAAATATCCATCAATCGCCTTGTCGTACATCTTGCCATAATGGATTATTGTAGCGTGGTCTTTGCCTATTAATGAGCCATACAAATCTAAGCTAATATAATCTTTAAACTTGAAATAAGCCATGTAGCCTATAACCTGCCTTTTCATCACTATTTGTCTGAGCCTACTTTTGTTCACAAAAATAGTTTCAAAATCCGTTCCAATGGAATCTAATAGATAATCTAAGTATTCACGGATTTCACCCTCAATAATGTTGTACTCTCTTTTTTCTTTTAGTTTTCTTCCTGCTTTTTGCATTGTTTTATTTTTTGATTGTTTATTAAAATGGACAATAATTGTCCTTACTTTCTTTTATTCCTTTCCAGTCTTTTTGTATTTTTTCCCTGACTGCAATCCTTATAAATTCATTGACATTCACATCGTATTTTTCAAGTTTTTTCAATGACTTTTTTTGTTGTTCAGTAAATGAAATTACTTTTTTGTAAGTTAGTTGTAATTCAGTTGGTTTCATAGTTTATTGATATAGTTTTGGTACGCAAGTCGAGTAGTTAGTGGCAAATGCTACGTTACTGCTTCGATTTGACATTCTGCTTTTTCACAGCGTTGTTTAAAGCATTTTCCATCCATAAAGTAAGATTACCGCCAGTTGTTAAATTGGCTTGTTCTTGCCAGTTTTTTATATCTTCTGCATTAAACCGTTTCGGGAGCATAGTGTCTCGTTTCTTTTTCATATAAATGTTTGAAATTTCCATCTTTAATTAATACTTCAACTTTAGGCATTGGTATGTCCCATCTTTTTCTAAAAATTCCGCTTCTTTTAGATTTATTACCATAGTATTCTCTCATGTCATAAGCAGCAATTTTTTCATCAAATCGGTATCTCGGAAAATCATTTTCAATAACCCAACCTTGAGTAAGCCACCATTTCCAATTGTTTTTTATAAGTTTTTCAAACTCCAAAGTAGTTGAAGGTAAATATTCACCCATCTTTTCAATTAAGTCCCCAATCCAAGAAAATGTAACTTCGTCTTGAATTAATGAATTTACAATGTAATCGGATAGTTTAATTTCAAAATAGTGAGAAACAAAATCTCTTTTGCCAATAACCCTTACAATCCCATTTTTATCTACTTGAAATGGAGTGTCTGAATTTGTTTTGAATTGATACATAATTTCTTCGTTTTAATTAATTATTGTAATGCAAATGTATATACAAAAACAATACAAACCAAAATTATTTTCAATTTTTTTAAAATATTTTCTAACTGACTGAAAATGAGTGCTAAAAATCCGCATCAGCCACTAACAAGCGGTTAGCGTCATTGCCGTTTTCGTGGTTTGTTGAAGTTTTGTTTTCCATATCAAATTTTGTTTTTAAGTTAAAGTTTCGTGTTCCAAAGTCGGCAACGAACGCTAACCGCCATACCGTTATGCCTCATGCTAAAGAGACACGGTGTAATCCTTTTTCATTTGGGCTTAAATCGACACTAAAGACAAATGAAGACTTACCAGTTTCCAAAAGACCGAAAGTATCATCAAAGAAATTCATCAAATCTTTTGACGAAAACCTTAATGTGTGTGGGTCTTTACGGCTTAATTTAAAAGCATCGTCTTCATCATCTTTTACGACATAAGCAGTCTTTGCCTTTTGGTTAAATCCAAACATTAAACCATCGTTGTCATCAACATTCAAAACCTTTGCGACAATATCGCTGACAATAAACCGGCCGTTTTTTAACTCCAGTTTTATGACTGGTTTTTTAAAAGTCCTCAATTGTGAATGAGAACTACGTTTTACAAATATTATTTCTTCCATTTTATGATATATTTTTATATTGTTTTATGAGATAAAAAGCACGAAGGCATAACACGGGTTTGGCAAAATGGCTTTCCGACACACAAGCCAACGCACAAAAGCCACTTCGCCAAGCCCGAAACCGTTATGCGTCACCTTTAAGACTTCCCGAAACATAATCCTTAACCATTTTTTTAATCGGTTCGACAAATTCGACACGGACACGAAAAGCAATAGTTTTTGTTTGGTAAGGAGCAGGTTTGCGACCTGCCCCCTTTCTTTTTCCTCCTTGTTTTAGTATTTTTTGCATACACTTAGAAATAGTTTGTCAGCGATTTCAGTTGCTTTTAAAAATGTGTCAGCAAATTTTTCAATAAATACACCACCTTCTTCGTCATAAACCAATACTGAAAAGTTATTCATAAAAGTTTCTTCGATTTCACAAGTGATAGTGTTGATTGAGTTTACTTTTTTTGTTTTGTAGATTGTTGAAGTTTCCATTTTTTTATTTTTTAATTGTTATCTGAGTACAAATATACAACCTATTTTGATAACTGCAAACTTTTTTCAAAGTATTTTTCATTTATTTTTAAAATATTTTATAAATAACTGAAAATCAACACAAAAAAAATAAGGCGAACGCATAACAGCACATAAGCAAAAGCCCAAATTCCTCGCTAAAGCCAACGCTATTTGTGCCTTCGCTTATCTGCAAACGTTAGCTGCCATTTTTAGACAAGTCCTCCGAAAGTCGTTGATGAAATGTTTCCTCTCCATCATCACCTGATAAAAGCAAATCAATTCTTTGGGCATAAATCTGTGCCTTTTTTAGTAATTCAATTCCTTTTTTGAACTCATTAATTGTTTCTTCTTTAAAATTATTTGGCTCAAACCAATCTTCTTTTCTTGGTTCGGCATTATTGTTTCTTATTTCTTGTTCAATTCCATCAACTATTTCTGTGATGCTATATTGTAAGTAATCAAATCTTCCTCCTGACATAATTTGTAATTTAAAACGGCAGCTAACAAGGCTTTGCGTAATAGCCATATCAAGTGTCGTGGTTAATTTTAAGTTTATACTAAGGGCTACTACACAAAGCCCCGAATCTTTATTTTAATGATTTTTCATACATTATAGACTATAATTATAGTTAATGATTGAATTACTCACCATCCAACTCTTTGTCAGCATTTTTCTTTTTGAACGATTTGAACTCAGGATGGCTCTCGATAAATATCTTGCCAAATGCCTCTCCTTTTTTCAGACTACTGCTTGGCTCTGTTGCCTTGTAGATAATTGAATCCACAAATGCTGATTGCAATGGACTAATGACGAATTGTATTTTTTTCTTTGACATATTAATTGTGTTTTGTGGTTATTCCGTTGTGAGTTGTCTGCCAGATTCTTATCTTGTTTTCTTCTTTTTTTGGCTCTTGTATTGAGTATCTATCGCGGTGTGATGTACACCATTCATACTTTAGCAATAAATTGTTTAGGTAGTCTGTAATTTGTTTTAGTTTTTTCATATTAATTGTGATTTGTTGATTGCAAAAATATACAAATATATTAATATAAACAAAATTATTTTTAATTAACTGATATTCAAATAGATTAATTTTATAGAAACGAAAAAACCCACCTAAAAGATGGGCTCTCCGAACAATCAATTACCAGTCTATGAAAACTAATTGCACAAATGTACAAATTATTTTGAAATA